GAGATTCCAAAGTTACAGGCTCAATAGTAGGAGCAGTTACTAATGTAATAGCCCAATTACTCATTATTCAGCCGCCATAATTCCAGCTGAAACAATAGCATCTTTAAGCTCATTCACTGCAGTAACCAGACCATTGTGATCTGCTTCTGCAGGTGCTCCAACAATAGCAACTAAATCAGCCTGAAAAGTTGCTTGAGTTTCAAGCTCAAGCGTAGCTACCAATACCTTTGCATCAGTCGCGCTTAAAGTCATTATAGGTGTTCCATCTTCTACCTTATAGAAAACGAGATCACCATCAACCCATTTAGAAGAAACATTCGATACTGCCATAACACAACCTACTTTCTAAAAAACGGTTAAGAGGCTGAACGAGTAGCCGTATTCTCGATAGCAAGAGTAGAAACCACATTGGCAGCGTTAGAAATCGCAGTGTGTAATCCAATAAACTTTCCTTCAGGAATTAACCCCGGATCAACACAGAAATCTACAACAACATTTGCAGCATCATCGTCAACAACAAATGTTTTACCATCAGCTTGACGAACTCCATCTTTATAGATTGGGACATCAACAGTAAAATCAGTTGCATTCGTTCCAGTTGCATCATCAGCCGACTTGAGGGTAATTGTTAAATCAGCAGCATTTGCCATTTTAGCAACTAATCTCAAGTTTAGCCCCATTGAACCAGCTTCTGGTACAACATACGCTTGATGTGCAGCGGCTGTTGTGGTAGAAGGTGGTAAAAGAACAGTCGTGCTTGTGCTTTCAGCAATAAAAGTATGAGTACTCATTTTCTCTCCTTGTTTATTTTTTATTTGATAAAATTGAAAACAGAGGGCTTTCTAACCCTCGTTTATTAATTGGTTAACTTAAAACTAAGCTCTTGCCGCAAGAGTTACGTATCTAGCACGCTTCTTGGTAGAGTTTGCAATTTTGAGTAGATGATTAGTTTTTGGACGACCATTTACACGGAAAATGAATCTAAAAGCGTTTTCAGCAGTTAAGAATTTAACGTGCATAGAAACATCCTTCTGAACCTCATTTTTAACCGGCATAAAGTAGTCGCTAAGATCCGCAAGAATGATATCACCAGGAGTTCCAAGAGCAGAACACTGATCACTTGAAATAACAGGGAGACCACGAAGAGTGTCAACCGAACCAGTCATACTTGCAGGCTGATAGACAGGAACTCCACCAGTTCCAACAACAACGCTCATCTTATCAAGTTGAGGATGTACATCTGGATGCACTAACCACGCATAACCACCAGAACGAGGCTCAATAGCAGTATGGTACATATCCACAATATTATCCCAAACAACTGTTTCTTTTGCTTGACCGCCTGCTTTTGCAACAGTTTGAAGACCATCCCCACCAAGAATACCAGTCATTTGACCAACACCAGTTCCACGAATAACACCCTTAACCATCATTCTACGAATTGCAAGAGTAAAACCTTTTGTGTAGAGTTCGTCAATAAAAGTGCTATCCTGGTCAAGCTCCATTGTAGCGTAACCTAAACCCATAAGCTTTTCAAGCTCAATTTTCTCTTCTTTAATAACTGGCTGTGATTTTGCAACAGCTTGAGCCTCAGCAGCCCAATATGCAACTATACCACCAAAAACAGTTTCAGAAACATCACTCTCTGCAATATCAACCCAAGATACTGAATTAGATGCACCGCCAACAACGTACTCATCCACTAATGCAAGAATACCATCATCTTTTATAGCAGACTCAAAAATCATTCCTGCGAAATCAGTTTGGACAGCATACCCACCATCTGATCCAACACCTTCATTCATACCCATTGTATTTTGCAACTCGGCAAGTTTAGCACTAACACCACCACCAGTGGCAGCATTACGAACATCAATTAACTGACTAGTTAAGTTGTTGTAAATTGGTTTTTTCTCTCCATTAACAAGAGGCTTTCCATCTGTATTTACAACAGTAGTAAGAGCCGTTTCAACATTAGCAACAGACTTCTCATTTTTGAGTTGCTGTTCACAGTTGGAAATTTCTGAAACATTTGCATCAAATGTTTTCTGTTCGTCCTCAGTGAGAGCACGATTTTCTGCTTTCATTAATGCCACGAACTTTTGATTAGCTGCGTGAGCATCTTTCATTTTCTGGAGCCAGTTCATACTGTACCCTCCTCTTCAATTATAGAGATACTACTTTCCATTAGTTTTAAACTATTCTCATACTTTGAGAAATCAATTATTTCAGATTCATCTTCATCTTCTGTTTTTTCAACTTCCTCAGTGTTTTCACCATCTTCATTATCATCTTCACTCTCTTCAACATCAAGAAAGTTTTTAGGGAAGTTTTTGAAGTTTTTAGTGTCAAAATCTACACCATTAACCACTTTGATATTTTTATCTTCTGGATTTGTTTCAGATTTGAGCTCTTTAAGCTCTCCAATCTCATCAATAATACCGTACTCTAAAGCTTTTTCAGCAGTGATATATGTTTCTGCACTCATAAGCTCTTCAATCTCATCACGAGAGAGGGCTAAACGAGCCTCAAATACATTTAAGATAGTCTCTTTAACTGGTGCGAGAATATTAATAATATCTTGGAGCTCTTTTGAGTTGTAATAACCACAAATACCAAGAAGAGGGTCGTGAATCATTATTAGAGTATTTGACGGCATTATAATTTTATCGGCAACCATAATAATTACACCCGCAATAGATGCGGCGATACCATCAATATGAGCGGTAATTGTGCAATTTTCAGCAAATCTATTGAGAATATTATAAATAGCCATTCCCGCATAAACACCACCACCAGGAGAATTAACAAAAAGATTGATGTTTTCTACTCCTTCAAGCTCTGAAAGGGCTTCTGTAATATCCTGTGGAGTAACATCTGTTTCCCACCATTTATCTTCTGTAATTTCTCCGTAAATATAGAGATCACCACTGTTTTTCTCAGTGTCGATATTCTTAACAGATAAACCCGTAAGCTTCTTATTTGATACTACTATTTTTTTCTTCTTCAAGAGTTAGCCCCTTTCATAATATTAGTAATCTCTTTCGAGACTTTATTAGATATCTGAGTTGATAAATCGTCACCAGTTCCCGCCTCAATCATATTGAGAGGCTCCAGATAAACATCACCGTTTTCAATTTTATTCATATTTAACATTCTGCGAATATCGTTAACCGACAACCAACCCCATTGACGACCTTTTGCGAACGCCTCATACATTGATTTAGTGTCACCACGAAGAAGAGAGGCTATATTGTACTCAAAGTAGTAACCGTTGTCTCTCTGCTCCTTTGTGAGCAGTTGAGTATTTATTGCATCCTCTTGTCGCTTGAAGTGAGGAAGCATTGTGTACATCACAAACTCTAAACTCTGGTGCTCAATATTATTATTGGTAGACTTCTCTAAATCTTGTATTAAGTGAGGTTGCATTCTGTAATATCTGCAAATCTCCACAACTTGAAACTTCTTACTAGATAAAAGTTCAGCATCGATCAATTTTATTTGATTCTGCTGAAACATCATACCATCTTCAAGCAACATTGCTTTTCCGGTATTCCGCATTCCTGAATAATTTCTATCTAGTTGTTCTTTTAAGCGGGCAAAAGCATCATCTGTAAGAGTTCCATCTTTATGGAAAACCCCAGAAGAGTGAACACCGTTTTTATAAAACTGTTTTCCGAAACGCTCATAAACAACTCCAAGCTCAATAGAACTTGCAGCAAACTCAATAGGACTCATTCCTATAATGCCATCGGTAGATGGACCAGCAATGTGAAACACCTGATCCCGTGAGTATACTTTTGTTTCGTTTGAGAGTTTTATAGTGTATTCGAGTTTTTGAGTCTCTTTATTTCGAGCAATCTTGACATTTTGCCACTTATGAGGAACGAGGCCGATAACATCGCCAAAAACATTGTATTGTCGAGTAAAAACAGCGTTTCCACCGAGATTGATTTGATACATAGCCATCTCTTTAGCAGAGAATGCCGACATTTCATCGTTGTATTTATATTTAAGAAGATCTAAAAAACCAGTGTCGTTAGTTTTTGTCCTGTCACCATCTTTATCGGCTTTATACTCAGATATCCCAACAGTAGCAACAGTTTCAGCCAAAACACGACAACAAGCGAAAACAACAGAGTATTTAAGCGCATTTTCACCAGAAGTATCAATATTCATAGAAGAGGGTAAACCACCAGTAAAATCCATTCCAGAAGTCCACTTTTTGAGGATATCGGAACTCGAATTAAGAAATGAGTTTGACCCAATTTTATTTGAGAGAAGCGAAGTAATCATTTATTAATACCGGGTAAACTAAGGTAAACTAAAAATATTCCCGATAAAATAAAAACGGTAGGTTCGTGTATCTGGTAAACACCATAATTCACGCTGACGAATCCAACAATTCCAAGAATTTCTCTAAAAAACTTTTTCATCATTACCCTTTTTGGTTGGTTCTCTGTTTTCAATATAATAAATAAAGAGAGGGGATTTAAGAGTTTTGGGGGATTTTGTTAATTGTATTTGTTTTGTATTTGTTTATTGGTTATATTAAGGGGAGTTGTTTAATTTATTGGAGGCAAGATGGAAGAGAATGTTAATGTGATAACGATTAAAGCGGAGTTGTTAAAATGGACTCGCTTTAGATTTCTATTTAAAAGTGAAGACCAGGGGTTTTATTATGATTTTTATGATGAAACTTGTGAAATAGTATTTGCTGATAACCGAGAAAGCTGTTTTAGTTCTAATGTAGAAGTTATCGTAAACGCAAAAGATTATGAGAAGGCTGTAATCAATACGATTAGTAATATGCTTACTCTTCCAGTAAAAAAGATAGTAAAATCTTTTGTTGATGATGAACCTGAGAACACTTTTAGTTACATCACTGTTTATGATGAGGATGGTTGGGATATCCAAATTGATGCAGATCCAAGACCACACGAAAAAGAGTATGTAATTGAGGTTGCTAAATGATAAATCCTAGAAAATTGGTGTTTATTAATAATCTCAAAAAAACAAGTGGAGATGATAGTTATATCGAGGTATATGAGAAGTCTGATTATCAAATACAGGTGGAACTCTTACTGGATGATGCTATTGAATATTTTGGAGAGTTTACTAGTGCTATCATTTTCAATTATAATGGTTTAGATGTGTCATTTAAAATAGGTTGCCTCAATGTTCACAAGATTGATGTTTGTCAAAATAATTCTTTGGAATATATAGTTAAAAATATTTGTAATCTTGAAAAACCACCTGGTTGTATTAAAGCTTTTATGGAGGCTAAGTAATTATGATTCATAAAATTAAAAAAGCGATCGAAGATTTTTATATCAAAAAAGGGTTTATGCCAAACGCAATTGAGCTTACTGAAACTGAGTTTCATATGCTAGAAACTCAAACAAGATCAAACCAAAAAGAGGGTGAAAGGTTTTTTGAGGGGATGCTACTTACATTTGGTACTCTTTACTCACGACAAGGATTTTTCCAAGATAAAA